AGTATCATGATTGCCAGCGATGATATGCAGATCAAGTCCTTTTGTCATCATGGGATCTAAGAAATCATCCCTAAGGCGCTTGGCAGTCAGATAGTTAATATACTTGCGACGATCAACGAGATCCCCAAGATGAATAACAGTATCAATGCTTTCTCTAGCAAGGACGGGCCAAAAGACTTCATCTAAGAACCTCTTCATCTGATTGTGCATGATCTGAGAATCGTTTCTGATCCCCCAGTGAGTATCCGTAATTAATGCTATTTTCATTATCTACTGACGCTTTTCTTTTTAACAGGAACTGTAAACGCAGGCCTACTATTGGATTTCTTTAAAACATCTTCACAATAATCTCTGATGGTCTCTAGACGACTCTTATAAGCATCTTTCATATGATCCTGTTTGGATGTAAAAAGGTTCTCGGCACAGTCGATGATGACTTGTGGAACCATGTGCATGTTATTCTGGTTCATTGATAAACTTCTCCAATCCTGTTTCTTTCTTGATCTTGGTTTTCAGTTTCTTTTCTTCTTGCTTCTTGTCATAGGATGTAACAAGGTTATTCATGTACTCATTGTTAAGATCTACGTTAACAGATCTTGTCTCTTCGCCCACTGCTTGTTCTGCCAGCATACCTTCAAAGTAGAAATTCTCCAGGGTCTTTTGTTTGATATACAGATGTTTCTTCTCATGTTCGATGCGTCTCAAGAAAGCATAATATATGATCTGAGTGAAATATGCAAACGGATTATTGGACTTCTCAGGATTAAAATTATTGATGTAGGTTATGCAGTTCTCCAACCCGTCAGCAACCATGTCTTCTCGGAACGTATAGTTCACGAAGTTGGGTTTGTATGAGAGATGATTGGCGATCTTGTACAGGCATTCACCGATGTAAGGCGGGATCCGCGGTTTGGGTTTATCTTCTGCCTTGGCAGCATCAACATCATTTTTATACTGTAATATGACTGTAAAAAACTTCTTGTTGTCTACATAGTGAACGCTGGGTTTCTTAGCCATTTTTTAAATTTCCATGTTGTAAATTTTGTAATTAAAATTCTCACTATTATATATTTCTAATCTTTCCAATAGATGTTGCAATGTAAAATTAGTATGCGTCTTGTATTTTAGATCATCTGCGATATCATAAACCGTAACAGCGTCTTTGCTGTCCGATGTTCTCAATCCGCGACCAATGGATTGTAGTACTCTAATACGAGACTTAGAAGGGCTAGCAAGAATAACGTTATGAAGATTGCGTATGTTAATACCGGTCGAAAAAGTTCCATAGCTAGCAACAATAATAGCATCATTTTCTTTCTCAACGATAGATCTAACCTGTTCACGTTCTTCAGCATCAACACCTCCATGGATAAAAAATATTTTACGATCAGTATTTTTCTTATATATCATATCATATACTATTTTTCCATGTTTGTCAACAAATTGATACAATACTAATGTATTTCCTTTGATAGACGAGGCGAGATTCGTAATAAATTTATTACGAGCTTCGTATCTTACAAGAAAATCTATCTCTGTCTGATAGTCATAATCTTTACATTGTTTCCTTATCTCTTGTGAATACTGTAAGATAAGAGTTTTAATCTTTAATTCTGCGACATGTCCCTGTTCCATCAATTTGTTTGTTGTGGTCACTTGTTTAACAGGACCAAACAAACCTTCTAGTGTTGTCTTATTGGTGAGTGAGTCATCAAGAGTACCAGTAAATCCAAAACGATAGGGACAGTTATGTAATTTCTCCATGATGCTGGTCAACGACTTGGCTTTGAACTGGTGTGCTTCGTCACCTATCACAAGTTTGAACTGATCAAACCATGTTCTGTGCATCTTAAAGATAGATTGCCAGGTGGATATTGTTATGGGCTTGTCTGTCTGTTTATCTTGGCCAGCGTAGATGCTATGCACTTTGCTACCGCTGTCGAATCCATAGTCAGCAAAATCTGTTGCCAACTGACTCACGAGCGAAGTTGTAGGTACAACTATCAGGGTCTTTTCATTATAATATCTTATTATGAGATAGATGATGAACGATTTACCTGATGCTGTAGGAGATAAGAATACAGCCCTGTTCTTGCTGACGGCATGACGGAATGCCTCTATCTGATAGTCTCTGGGGGTTATCTTTAATTTACAGTATTCTAAGAAACTTGTGACAAGATCATCCGTGATCTGATATGTGTGTATGAGTTCAGGATCTACTTCTACTTGATAATTGCGGGAAGCAGCAAACTCTGATATGTTCTGAACAAGGCCGGCATATGTCAATCCAGTCATGGTATTATAGAGACGGATCTTGCCATCCCAATACTTGTTGCGTACAGCAGGCATGAAACTTGCACCGGGTACTGTAAATGTCAGATGATCTGAGAGTTCTTGAGCTATCGAAGGCTCACAGTTTACTCTGATGTAGACTTCGTTAACTTTTACGATATGCAGCTTATCTATTACGCACCCACCTTGAATTTTTCATAATCTATCGCGGCTTTAATTAAAAATCCTCTATTATTTATGGCTTTAATAATCGACTCTAACGCATCGACTTTCTCTTGCTGTACGGACATCTTGAGATTGCTTCTGATCATATCTTTATCAGAATCCAGGTACATGTGTACGTCTGACTTCAGGATAGACAGGCGGAAAGGATCCCAACCCCGTTCTTTCAGGTCTTCTTCTGGCAGGATACCGCGATAATAGTCATGCTTTAACTTGGAGAGCTCTTTGCGATCTTCTTCCATCTTACGAAGGACCAGTCTCTCTTCAGAAAAATGCCTCAGATATTTGCTGTGCATCTTGGGTAACTTCAGGCTCTCCTCACCCAATTCAGTCCTATCCATCTCACAATCTATAGCCCACATGTTCAGAACATCATCAAGCGTCATAATAATCCTTTAGAGTTTTGTTACCTTGAATATCTTATACTTGAACGTCACGGTGTTGGTCACATAATTGACATCTGTGTCAGTCGTATTGAAGTTGATATCACCTATAGATGTCGGAAACAGATCCTGAAACAATATCTCTACATTGGGTATGTAAGAACTATTGAATATCATCAGTGTAGCATCCGAGATCACTGTCTCTTTATTTCCTGTCTTGGCACCTCTCAGTTGGCTATAATCATAGAAAGATTCAGGATGTCCCAGAGCTTTCAACCAATTATAAACTTCAAAGTAATTGGAAAAATCTTCATCTACCTTGAACGTCATCTGAAAATCGCCATATACCAATTTATCACCCGCAAACGGGAGCATCTTGAATGGCGTGGGTACTTCTGTGAATCCCAGTTCCACAGAAGGTATGTTGACTGCTGTAGCAAAGAAATTCAATGTGGGAGCTCTTGCCAACGTGAACTTGAATGCTAACGGCGAAAGAAAATTTATGTTATCAGGTTGACTGGTTAGTAAAGGCATAAAATACTCCTGCACAAGGTACAAGAGTATTTATGTCTCATTCAAAATTTATAGCAAAGGTTAGGTTTTGTTAGGAACCCTGCCAGAAATCAAAAACCACAAAAGTGTTGTTGCTAACCAGGTATTAAAATCCATGGGAATAGCCAGCACAGGGAACACCGTATTCAATGCCCAGATTGCCGCTAATGGGACTAGTGCGAATACGATGATAGACAACACAACTATTCCAGCGACGTTGGCCATTTTAAAAGATTCTTTCATGTTATTTTCCTCTCAGTTTACCATCTTGTGTGATTTAGCAGATTTAGCTGCTTGCTTAGTTTTATGCTCTTCTAATAGCGTTTCTTGCTCTTTTGCTAGCTTAGCAACAGAGGCATTGTGTTTATCTTGTTTAACAGCTTCTGCTTTCAGTTTCTCGTCTTGTATCACGAGCTCAATGAGGTTGCCCATCATTATCCAGAATGCTACAGCAGCAATCAATACGCTGATGACTACGAACGTCATTAACATCTCATATCTCCGTCACTAGATAAACTTCATCAAATTCTTCTAAGAGATGCCTGACAGATTTTCCATCAATTCCGATATTATCGACCCATCTCTCATCATATTCGACAGTCGCCCATCCACGTTCCCAGATCAAACGCTTGCCTACTAGATTAAACAACATGTAATTGTTGAAACTAAGCTGAAAAAGTGTTTTCAATTTTCCTCCTTACCAAAAAAAGCAAATCCGATTGCCATCAGGATCGTCATTCCAATAAAAGGTCCAAACATGACCAGGCCTTCAAATGCTGTGAGCGTGATATTAGGTCCCATGACTATTAGCCCTCAATCTTTTTAACTGAACAACGATTGCCGGTGACTTCTTCGTAGAACATAACCTCTTCCATCAGGTTCCCGATATCAGCACTGCGGCAGATCTCAACACCATTGTGGTTATATGCTACCCAAATCATATCAACCTCCTCTACGAGCATTGTAGGCATCTGCATCAGCTCTCAACTCATTATACATAGCCACATCCATGTCATCGGCCATATCCTTGAGGTTATTGGCAACCAGGAGGATGGATTGGCAGAGCTGATCCCGAGATGAATTAAAAAGTTTCGCCATATCAGCCAGGGTCTCGAGCTGGACGGCTAACGACATTGCTTCATTCACGTTCATTTTCATTTCCTATGTTTTCTTTATAATACCAATATACGACATTTTGTTCCAAATGTCAATCTTTATTTTAGCTATTATCACCCCTAAAGGCGTTGGCATAATCGTCCAGTTGGGCTGGTGTCAGGCCGGCTAAAAAAGCATCCACTTTCTGAGGACGGCGAACAGAGGACAATGTAGCCCATGGACTGACAGAACGAACAGCATTCTGGATGTCTGCATCGTTGCATCCAGCTGGCAAGTGTACCATCACTGTGCCACCAAAATCTGCGTAACCTTTAGGCCAAATTTCCACATAAATCATTTGTTTCTCCGTGTTCTTCATAATACCAATATACGATGTTTCTATAAAAATGTCAAGCACTTTTTATTAAAAAAATATAAGATTTTATAAAAATATTGGTTGACATTTCGGTACGATTGTCGTATATTCATAATATGAAGAACACGGAGATTGAAATGTTTGCACCGATTGATGTTAAAACCCTGGGTTGTTTTGTAGAAAAATCTCATGGTAGGACGTTTGAATATGCCATTAACGATGAGTTGATTCTGTCGCCATTGGCGCATGGTGGAAAGAATGTCCATTTTCCACATAGGATTTTTGTTGGTCCAAACGCTGATCCGAGGTTTGCTTATGTGAAGGGATCCGTTGCGCATGTGATTGTGGACGAGAATGATTTTGGTTGGGTTATCGAAAAGTGGGATATTAAAAACCACAAGAACTATGCAAGGTAGAGTGATATGAGAATTAAAACTCGTAATCCAATTTATAAAACCATGGGACAGGAATATTATGTCTATGAAGGAGACCTAGTTCCCACTCCTAAATGGATTAAGTATGACGCTATATGTATTACTGGTAATGAATCATTCAGATTCCATATCATACCAACAGATACTATTATAGAGATGGATGATGCAGTTGTCGATAGAAAACCGGCTCCGAAAGAAAAAATAATTCAGGTTGACAATGGTAAGGGAATGTCATATACTGTTATTATCGGAACAAAGAATACAACATGTGATTGTGCAGGGTTTGGATTTCGTAAAACATGCAAACACATAGCAATGGCAGAAGCAGCATGAGCATAGAAGCGTTCTTTAATGGCATAGATTCGGACGTCGAAAGGCGTAACAGGATCAGGTTGTCTGTAGCAGCATATGCCTATGAGGTGCATGATGATCCTGTCATGTCAGATGCAGAGTTTGACGCTCTCGCTAGCAAGATAAATGTTCAGGTAGTCACAGGCAACGAGACCCTGGACGATTTCTTCAGGGAGCATTTCAGCCCTCATACAGGCCAATGGATCCATAAGCATCCAGATAAAGCCGGTCTAGAGAGAGTATACGCCAAAGTATTTAAGAGGAAATATCCATGAACATATTGAATGAATGCACTTTCCTGACGCAGGAGCAGATCACTGATATCGAAGAGAAGTATGCGGGTACATATGTGTTTGAATCCTGCCTGAAGGACAAGGATGGCAAGTGGTTGAACTTCCCG